AGGTACTCTGGCAGTTCAGCACCGCAGGGTTAGGGCTGTTTGTGGCTGGCGTTCTTGTGGTAGCGTTCTCCCCGTTTAAGACTAAGGGTATTACCTTAATGGGTGGTGGTGCTTTGGCTATGGCTTCGCTTTGGATATTCGACAGCCAATGGTTTACTTGGATTGCGGGAGGCTCAGTCGGGATAGTCTGCCTATCCCTGCTTGCCGTGATGATTAAGAAACTTACTTCCAAAACTCCTCTGGCACAACATCCACAAAAATCGGATTCCGCTGAGGGGCTTTAGCACTAAGGATGTTGAAGTGCATATACTCTTCAGCAGTATCGAAGTCCATCATGTCCTGCTCCATAAGGTGAGCCATGATACGCTCTGTAGAGTACACGGCAACCGTACCCTCTTCGGTCAAAGAGAGACCAATAAAGGCGTGGGAAATGCCGTCTGCCACCACAATATCTTCATCGATGTCGGCTAGGAATTCCTTGAGCAGTTGGTCGTTAGTCTTAGTCATTTAATTCGGTAGTGCGGGATTGGTCTGACAACCTGTCCAGACCTAACTTTGAAATACTTCATTTCAATAAGACCAGAATCAATATATTTCTTTAACTTCCTGTTCCCGTGTTGTTCACTAATTTGCCACGCTTTAGATAGGTCTGCCCGTGTAAAGAATCCTTTAGGTGGTTTCTCTACTCCTTTGTTTAGGAAAATGTTTTCTAATTTCCTAAGCCTAGTTGAGTTCATAGTCCTTTGATGGAATAGATAAACTCTTTACCTACACGGTGGGCTTGCCAGACCTTCCAGTCGTTTCCTTGAGTGAACCCGTAAGTCCATCCTGACCCCCATTTGCTGGTGGCTAGGCGGTTCTTAGCGTAGTCGGGGGACTTACCACATAGGCAACCGCCAGAGAAGCCTACAGCCCCCCCGTGCTTGCGAGCGTTGACCTGCTGGATAGAGTGCAGGTGTCCCATGATGACAGCACCTTGAGGCTCTGCATAATGGATTGCGTGTTCCTCCACGGCACGGACGCCACAGGTATAGCCGTGTACGAAGGCAACTTTTCCTAATCTGTGTACGCCTTGCTCTGCGTGGTAATCGTAAATCTTCTTGCAACCATTCTTCTTGAGGTGACTACGGATATCGTTCTTGAGGTCGTGGCAGTAGTCTACCATCATCCCGCTGGTAGAGCCGTTGATAATCTGGTCGAGTCTGTCATCGTGATTTCCGTTTAAGAAAATAGTAGGTTGGACACGGGTGATGAATTCCTTGCCAGCCTTTACATCGGCAACCAGAGACTCGTCTTCTTCCTTGCGTCCTGCATTCCTGCGGATGGAACGGAAATCGAAGTTATCTCCTAGGTGGACTACCTCGTCTGGGTCGAACCATTTTAGGAATTTGTAAAACTGCTTGGCAACATCCTCATCGATGTGGTCTCCGTGGTTGTCACCTACGGCTACGAACTTAATTAGTTTAGACATATGGATTAGACACTTTGTATAATTGCGAGATAGGCAACTTGATTAATCCAGAAGTTTTTTCTTTAGTGACAGGGTCGATGTCTCCACCCAGAACAATTTCAGCACCATACTTTGAAGGGTTCTCGTACACTAGTGTTAAGAAATCCCTTAACTCAGTCACACGGAATGTAAATACCATTACCGCTTGGTCTTTCTCCATAAAGATATGCGACCAATAATCAGCGTGGGTTGAGCAGATGCCAGACGGCTTGCCTCTTGAACGAAATTCAAACACAGCGTTCTTAGTTGTCATCCAGATGTCACGCTCTGTCTTGACCTCGACCTTGGCTTGGTCTGTGCCTAGCCATCGAAGCCAGCGTTCTCCCGCTTGACCATACTGTAAATCAAAATCAAATTTGTTATCGTTATTGAACATTGGGTTTATTTTGGATGTCGAATGTTGGGTTCTGGAGAATCTTAAATTGGTCGGTACGCATATGACGGATGACTCCGTCCTGCTCTAGTACGATAGCAAAAATATCGTTGCTGAAAGTGCCTCCATCCCGCACATACATCAGCCAGCCGTAACCGATGTCGGTACTGACAGGGATGGGGTTGCGGAATTCGTGAATCATTTTAAGTTACGAAGGTGTTCTAGGTCTTCCAGCGTCCGCATCCAGCGTCCGTGGTCGCACTCTGCTTCAATCTTCCAGTAGTTAACCCTGCCCTTGAGAACCTCTACCTCGGCCTTGAGGCGGGCGTTTTCCTCAGCCAAGGCACGGCACTCGATGCCTAGGTTTAGTACGCTCTTGGTGAGGCTAGTCTTGATTGGGTCTTCAAAACTATGTTCGTAGAATACTAATTTTGGATTGTCCATTTGTTCAAAGGTTTTGACATCAGAGTTTTCCATCGTGCCTTGTCGCTTTGGAGTTGCTTATCTGCTACAGCGTAAGCATCCTTAAATCTCCCTACGAGAGGAATGCGTCTGCACACAGGCTCTTTGCCCGTAGAACGAATGCCCTTAATCATAGAGCGAGTGTTGGTCATTGCGGTTGAAGCCTTCGTTTCTGTAGTAGCATCTTGCATACAGAGAACTCACGGGCTGACCTGTTGTTCTTCGGGATAAGAAGCAGGTTATAATACTTGAGCAACTGGAGGTCGTTGAGTTTTCCTAACTGCTCCTCGTAGCCAGCCTCCCACTCGTTCTTGAGGGTGGGAAGACCGTAGCGGGTTTTGCACTTAGCAATAGAGGTGTGGTTAAGATTGAACCTAGCACCCGCTTGCTTGGCGGTAAGCCCTTCGACTAAGGCGATTCGGTAAGCGTCTAGAGATTTCATTTCACCTTGTATCCGATGTTTTCAATTTCTGAATTAGCAATTTCAAGGAATGACTTAACCTTGCCCCACTTGTCCGTGGGGAAGATGAGGGTTTCAAAGCCAAGGTCTGACTCGACTACCCATTCGTGTCCCTTTAGTGGAGGGTCTAATCGAAACAGGGTTGCTTCTCCACGGAACTTGCGGAGGTTCTTGTAGATAGCCCTGCTGTAATCTGGGATGGTAGCGGTCATAGAGCCTTGGTTCGCACCCACGCCTTAATGGATTCGCTGTTTAACTTTCCGTGAACAAGGTTGTCACCTGCGTCTTGCAGTTCCTTAATCTTGCAACGAGCCTCAGCCAAGTCGCTGAGAACCTTGGAGGGAGTAGGGCTGTTCAGACGCTCAAGGAGTTCCTTGGCATCCATAGCAAGCACCACAGCCGCACCCTTGAGGGAGTTACTCCTTAGAGTATACTCTCCCTGCGTAGGCTGGAAGCCGTTGGATGCGTCTAGGATTTCTTGTGCTTTATCCACGGGGAGACTGATGTAATTCAGTTTCTTGTTTCTGTGCGTGATAGCGTGGCGTAGGTAAGAAAGCCCGTGGGACTTAATACTGTACGCCATTCTGGTCTGCCTCAGCAAACATCTTCGTCAGTTCCTGTGTGTTCACCCGCTTCATCTTCTTGTCGATAATGAAGTTGATGTAGGTCTGCTGATGAATCTTAGTCGGCTTGAGGAGGCGAGCAACACGACCATCGCTGAGGATGATGTAGTTGGTATTCAGATACTGTTTGGCTTCTAGGTTCATATAATTTATTGGTTAGAGATTAGAACGGAACTTCGTCTTGAGTTACGGCAGGTGCTTCGATTTCACCGTTGGCGATAGCCCAGAGGCGTTCAGCCTCAGCCTTGACACGGAGGTCACGGGGGCTGATTTCGGTGTTGTCACCAAACGGCTTGGGCTTCCAGACATTAGCAAAGTAGTTGAGGTCACCGAACTTGACGGTGCGGTCAGCGGACTTCAGCGGGAGTTGAGAGAGGGGAGTTCCCTTGAGGTCTCCAAAAGGAGCAACGGCTTCTCCTCCAGCAACAGGCTTGGCTGTGGGGTTAGGAATGAACTTTGTCCCAGAAGCAGTCGGCTTGCTGACAGGCGTGATGTATTCCTTCTTAGGAGCAGTCTTAACCACTCGGTCGGATTCCGCATCATCATCGTCAGTTGCAACTCCAGCAATGGAAGCAAGGCTGTATCTACGCACATAAGAATACAGGCTACCCGCTTGCTGTCCAGACATACCCTTCTCAGCAGGGACGAGAGCGTTGCACGAAAGCATACCACCGTCTTCGTGGATGATGAGGTTACGGATACCAACGGCATCGATGTCACCGATTGGCATCTGGATGATAGCGAGTCCGTGCTTCTTGGCGAGGGGTTTAAGTGCGAGGAGGTGGGCTTGGAGGCTGGCATAGCGTGACTTGTGGAATGGATTGTTGCTGTCAGCGTGGACATCTTGGGCTTCAGACACGAAGGCTACTAGAGCCTTAGCGAGACTGACCTGTTGTTCGGGTGTGTTCATATTAGGGGAGGAGTGAGAGAAGAATTCCATAGGTGATAGTAGTATTACGAGAGGGGATGTGTGTCAATGTCTCTTTGCAAAATAGTTCGTACATAATCTGAACGAGTCATTGAGATTCTGCTTGACACAGCATTCAATGCTTTGAACAGCGACTTAGATACACGGAGTGTGAGCATAAGTTCGTGGTTGCGTGAGCGTTTCTTGGTAGTTGTTTTCTTCATCGGGAAAGGATTTGGTTGGCTCTGGCAAGGATGCTTCTGCGTTTGCTGTCAAGCCAAACATATGTGTGATTAAAGTTTTTGTTGTATGCACCACGGAAGCCCATATTGTAAGCCATATATAAGCCAATAGGGGTGACCTTAATTTTTGCTTTCAACATTTGTTTCTCCAGAATTTGGAGATAGGTTCTGCTGATAAGACGGCTGATGTCTGGGTCTTTGGCAAACTTCTTGTGGTTGTCTGAGACTTCTTCCCAAGAAACAACACAGGCATAATTATTGCGGTCTAGGTATTGGCAGGACTCACGCCAACTGGCTTCGTGCATCTGCCACGCCCCGATAGCCTTGCCCTTGTCCCCCACGGCTTCGTAGTTGTAGTTAGACTCAATGATTGCTACGAGGTCAACGAAGTCTTCTGTAACAATAGATTTAGCCTCAACAGAGGCACAGCCAAGCAGGAAGGCGAGTAGTCGTTTCATAGGAGGGTGATAGAAAGAAATGGTATTACTTGGTCAAGGAGAAAATCAACCTACCCCAACAGCCCTGTAGTAATCCTTGAGTCTGCGGATTAGGGCAACGCCTGTCTCCTTGTCACGGTTGTCGAACCTGTCAAGCAGAGTCGAGCCGTTGAAGTTAGTGCTGATAATGGTAGCCCTACGGCTGGTGCTACGCTCGTCAACGATAGCGAAGAGGTCGGAAGCCATACGCTGAGTCAGACGCTCCTTGCCGAAGTCATCGAGGATAAGCAACGGGCAGTTAATAAGGTAGTCAATGGCAGTACCGTGTTTCTGTTCCTTGAATCCAGACTCAATCGTAGTTTCTAATTTACGCATCGTGAGGAATTCAAACTTCAGTTGCTTGTCCTTCTTGGTTTCCTCAGCCCAGAGACGCTTGATGATTTCCCAGATGCCACGGGTCTTGCCCACGCCTGTCGTGCCGTGTAATAGTAATCCAGATACATCACCCTGTGGCTTCCAATCAAGGGCGGTTTGAATCTTAGGATGGAGGCGAGTCACATCCGTATCTAAGAAAATTTGAGGGATAGCAGGGGGTACGGTAGAGTCTACCAGACCAGCCAGCGTCACTCGCTCCATATCCAGATGCTCACGGCAATGATGCCAGCGGACAAGGGAGTGGTCAGCCTTGGCGAACAACGCACCCCTACGACCACAATGACAGGCGATGTCGCTCACGATTGACCCCCGTCTAGTTCTTCATCAAGTTTCTTGTCAAGGTAAGCGACATTGTTCTTCAGACGCTCGACCTCGCTCTTGAGGAATGCGACCTCTTGGCAATGGTCAGCAAAGGAAACCCAAGCATCTGGTTCGGCTGACGAACAGG